GAGTTGTCTTCCAGTACATGTAAAGAACCTGCGCCTGAGACGATTGCTCTTACATCAGTCGTCGCGTTCTTGATCTCAACTGCGCCGATCTCAATATCAGAACCGACTTCTATATCAATTCGTCTTGGATCAATACCTAGCTTGGTTGGGATATTCTTTGAATCTGCCATCTCTTATGCCTCCGGGTCCGGACTACCGGTCAGAGTGAAGTTGATGGGATCACTCTCAAGTCCACGATCTAGTCTTTGTACAACTATTGAGGCGACCTGATTATCGAACATCTGAGCACCCCTATATTCCTCATTGAGATTTAGGGTAGCTGTAATGGAAGTGTCCGCTACGGTGAGCACAGTTGCTGCAATTCTGTTGAGTCCGCCACCCCTTCTCTGAACAGAGCCCTTTTTGTAAGAGGGTCTGAACAACAGGTGGACCTGTATCTGAGGAACAAGGACTCCAAAGTTTGTCCCTGTCAATGTAAGAGCCACATTGCCGCCATTGATCTGTCCGGTAATCGGAGCTGTCACACTGATTACAGGAGGGTTCTCGATTCGCCAACCTGAAACTCTTACGATATCGCCTGCGGCATTTCTATATGTATCTCGTCTGAAGAGACCACCGACGTTGAACTCTTGGCGCTCCCACTCTTCTACGACCTCAACCAAATCTGCGTTGAAGAAAGTAACCTCAGGGTTGTAACCCACTATTGGCATCTGTCCGTTCTGAGCTAGCAGAGCGCCTTGGTAAAGAACTGCATCCAAGGTGGTAGTTACTGTTATGTCTGCCATTTATAATGTCTCCATGAACTCTGTGAATTCTGATTCACCAAGCTCTTTGTTATTGTCCTTCGCCCAGGTCTCGAACTTAGTTATAAGCTTGCCTGCGTCCATGGACTTCGTGGGCTCCTCAATCTCGATCTTTTCGAGTGTTGCCCACTTAGAGTCAACTCCTATATCACCAATAAACGGATCCTTAGGACTTATCATACCCTTTTTTAACGGGAGAAGCATTTGCAACAAAGGCCTCTTCCCTGGATGAGAAGAAGCCTTGATTGCTTTGATTAGATTGTCTACAAGAGCGATCTGCTCTGGTTGGATGTTCTTGACGACCTGCTTACGAAACTTGGGAACAGAGAGCTCTAGATAACTCTGGATGGCTTCCTCTGATTCACCTAGCTGACCAAGCCCAGAGCCATCCTCATTTGTGGCATCAGTTATGGTGCCAGCCTTGAGACTCATTGCAACTATTGCTTTCTCTTCCTCAGAGAGTTCATCGAACTCTATATCTCGTAAGGGCTGAGATTTGTTAAGACACTCATCCCTCTCCCAACTTGGGAGACTCCACATAAAGCTCGATCCTAGTCTAATTCTCATACCATTCTCCTTTACGGACATGGTATGTGTTCTAATCTCTTAGGTCAATTACAATGCCATCGAGAAAGACGCCGAGGTTATGGCTGCAGCTAAGTTCGCTACGGTTCCCAATGCTGTTGCAGCTATCAGGAACTGATTGTCTATAGGGGCTAGAGCCACCCCCCAAGAACTGCACTGTGTCTACTGTGACTGAATCTGATACTTGTAAATTTTCAGTTAGAGCAAGGAAGCCTCTAGATACGGATCCAACGTCTTCTCCTGAATCCAGGATAACGTCAGAGCCGGCTCTAATAGAGACACCACCAACTACTCTAGTGACAATTGTACCCATTCTCTCCTCCTCCGAGAGAATAACCAAATTCTATAGTTCAGTCAATCCGTGTAATTTTATACCGCGAAGGTAAGTGGGATCAGCGCTGCTGGTCCTGCTTTTGATCCGGCCTGTACGCTTGCCGGTCTTACTTCGAGATAAACAGTCGCTCCTGTTCCTGTTGCAACGTCTGTGACAGTCAGCGTGGCTGCTCCACCTGCGCTTGAGGTGAATACGACGCCAGGCTTTACGTTTGTCGAGACTGCTGACGCGCCACCACCGATTGTGATAGTCCATACGCCAACGAGAGCTTCGAGACCAGCTGCATCGTAAACCTGTGCAAAGTACTGTGCTGCGTGAGCAGGGCCTGCCAGAGTCACGACTATAGCATCGCCACCCTCTGCAGCTGCACTGAGTGTAACAGGAGTGGAAAGCTCAGCAAGAGCTGCTTCCACCTGTGCTGCAACCATCGATGCTGCCGCATCAAGAATGTCTAATTGTGCTGCTTCTCCAGTGTCTGTTCCAGCGAGATCAAACGCTGCACCAGCAACCTTGGTAGTAATATCTGCCATTGTTTATGCTCCTGCGTCCCAATGAAGGACAAGGCTTCTCCAGTCGAAGATGCCCGCTGCGCCTGCATCGCCATCAACAGCCACCCTTACCAAGAGCGCTTCGTCAGCGTCAAAGTAATCTGCTGTCGTCAGAGTGAATAGCAGAGTATGCAATTCAGGATTGGCGGTATCCAACCCTCTCTCTGCTGCAAGGTCATGGGCTGCATCATATGCTCCCACGATTGCTGTAGAGGCTGCGACTACACCATTAGCAGGTGGTGTATACCTGAGAGGAAGAACAGTCACATTTTGAAGATCTGCAGTTCTTACCTCATAGTTGAGTTCCACACTTACCAACCTTAATCCCTTGCTTGTAGCGGCGTCTGATCCAAGTCTGGATCTTCCCTCCATTGGTGCGCAGATGACAAATTCTGTCACTGCTGCATCAAGGCCTCTACGAAGACGGAATAGGTTCGCGACATCGTCGTAAGACTCAGTCCACACGCCTGAAATTCCGGACCAGTTTCCTGGCGGAAGAACAGTCTGTGACCATCCTCTATTTACAAGTGCTTCCTTGCTCCAATCTGGCATTGTTATCTCCTATGTACTAACCGATAAGGTCAGTGCGATGTTATTAGATCGCTACGCCACGGTTGATCGCGTCAATAGCACCACCAACATCAATGTGAGCCTGAGCAGGCAGAACGATCTCGTTAGGTGTAACCTCAACGTTTCTTAGTACGGCGATACCAAGACCCTCATTCTTAACAGCCAAGCTGTAACGTTCCTTCATCTTGACCTTAAGGATATCGTTCCTTGGGTCGGTCCAGTCCTCAACCACCAAGCCATGGTCTTCAATGAAGTAACCAAGCTCGTCAGCTGACGCCATGATGATGTCAGTCGTGTTGTTTGCGGTGTTGAATGCCATGAACGGGCTGACTAGAACACTCATTGGGAACCCGAAGTAACCAGGTAGCTGTGGAGCGCTGGTTAGGTTCTGAGAGTAGTTCGTCAGTGCGGATGGAACATCCTGTGCACCAGCGTGCTGACCAGCGTGAGACGGAACCAGATAGTTACCGCCTGCAGCGCCCTGTCCGCCAAACTGAGACGGGAAGTCCATGTTGCCAGGATTGCCTGTCCATCCCTGGAACATCGCTCCACCACCATTCTGTAGTGCGAATGCTCTCAGGACTGGGTCCTGTACAAACATCAGCCAGGTGAGTGGGTGAACGATAAGCAGGTTGGGAATGAAACCATTGGCCACTAGTACAGAGTAAGCCTCGAAGAGGTCCTCCATTCTAACAGAGCCGTTAGCTGCTCCGACCAAGTTACGTCCGGTAGTTGTACCGAACTGCGCAGTCGCAGGAGCGGCGTTGTCGTGAGTGACAGTGCCCTCATTGAGAAGAAGCTCAAAGATTTTGCGCTCCTTATATCTGGCTAGCGCCTTGCCTGCTGCACTGGTGTGCATCGTGACTACGTCGAATGACGAGTAACGAAGAATTTCCTCAGAGAACTTAACGGCTACACCGGTCTTTCCGACGCTGGTGATTGCCGTTCCTGGGCCTAACGTGACCCTGATCTCCTGGTATTCTTCTTCCTCACCCATATCGAAGTCACCGTCAAGTGCTCCCATGATCGGAAGGTTGATGAACGTTCCAGGCTGGAACTGTAGCCTAGTTAGAAGGCTAGGACCGATTAGCAGCGGCTCCACTGCTTCTTGAATTGCGTTTGTGATTACACGAGGAATAAAGTATCCGGCTTCTGGTGTGGCCAATGCATCCTCGAAAGAAAGCTTGTCACCATCAAGGCACTTACCCTGATGCCTCCACATATATTCGTAGCCTCTGAAATCATCCTTAAAGCTCTTACCCTTTGGCATTTGTATCTCCTATCTGATTCTCCTCTTTTTAGCGAGAAATCAAGTTAACGATTACGCTTCCAGTCTCTGCTGGAGCCGCGTCTGTGCGTCCTGCTGCCCATACGTTCCAAGGCTGTCCGCCCGTCGCCGTACCTGGCAGTCTGTCAATGTCCGTAAAGTCGGACGTTGCTCCGGCGAATCCGCCGTTGTCTTCAAACCTAGACCTAACTCGCGTCAGATATGCGGTATCAACATGAGCATCCTGTACTCTTAGTAGCTGTCCCATGCGGTAGCCAGCGAAGCGTCCCAGCCTATTCTCAAGAGCTCTCTGGTTGGCTACGAGACCTGCGTCACCGTTTCCAAGATCAAGACCCTCGACTACTGGAGCCTGCTCCCATCCACCATTGTTGTTTGCGTTGCCACCAACACGTCCTTCTAGGACTAGGTTGGAAGCTGCATTGATGGTGACAAAGTCACCAGGGCGAGGACCTACACCAGCGTCAGCCTGAAGAGCTCCCTGGAATACTGCCATGCCCTCAATGAGAACGTTAGCTGCTGTGGTGACCCAAGGGTACTCACATGCATAGTCACAAAGGATCGCAACACGACCCTGCTTGTTGTAGTTGTGCTGCCTCAGACCGGTTGGGCTGAAGACAGAGAAGTTCACGTTGGCACCGAAAGGTCTGGTCAGACCTACTGCTGCTGCAGTTGCTGCCGTCAAGTTACGAGAGCTTCTGTAGTATGAGTAAGGTGCGACACCCTGTGGATAACCGACGGTGACTGAGTCTACGAACTCGAAGTTGTAAACGTCAGTGTTGACGATTGTGCCGGACGGGTCAACAACGCCTGCTGGATTGAATGCAGTCGTGTTGTCGCCTGCTCCGAAGTCCATTGGACAGTTGCCTAGCGTGTCTCTGAGGAATGCCCAGATGACAGGCTCGTTAGCCACGGCTGCTGCGCCACGCGCATCCCAAACTGCCTGAGCAACGTCAGTTGCGTCATACAGGGTAAGTGCGCCGCCTGCGATGATTCCATCAGCGTCTGCAACACCGAAGTCAAGGCTGCCGGCTGCACCGTTTGCATACTCTGGGTCGTCACGGACTGCGTCCATCTGTAGTCTGAGTCCTGCCAGGGTTACGAAGCCCAAGCTGTCCATGGAAACTGCCTTACCCGTTAGGATAGAGTAGTGATCGCCATGATACTCTTCTAGCTGCTGTACTGGAAGGTACGGGGCTACCTCTGTGCCGATAAAGGGACGAATGCCCTCTGATAGCTCAACGTTCGGGACAATAATTCCCTGGTCTGAATACCTTCTGTGGATTGGTGTATAGAGTCTAACCATTTCTTAGATTCTCCTAATTATTGGATCTTTGCGTCAGCTGGGAAAAGTCCCTGATGCTTGACGTTCTGGAGCCACATTTCGGCCCAGGCTGCGCCCTTATAGAGCTTATGATCCTTGTATTGTTCAACGATTGCTGCGAACTTGGTGAGGTCAGCCTCAGTCTCGTTCGTCGGATCGTCGACGATTGCATCTTCTACAGTGTCTCTGGCAAGACCAGGAGTGGAGGTTCTTCCTTCCAGATCCTTTAGCGTGTCAGACAGTGACTCCCATGTTCTGGATGCAAAATCCTTAATCACGGTATCTCTGTCTTCAACAGTCTCTCCGAGAGCGACCTTCTTGTCAACGATCTTCTCGGCCACGAGATCATGAGCTCTCTTGTTAAACTCAAGAGCTGCCTCGTTGGCTCGGTTAAGCTCGTCTTCTACGGAGGTGAGGTTTCTACGAAGTAGCTCAACCATCTGATCTTTCTCAGAAAGCTTAACCTTTAGATCTTCAATCTCATCCTGTAGCTTGGTGACGGGGTCAGTTTCCCCATCTCCCTCTCCAATAACTCCTGCGTCATCGGAAGTATCTGTATTTCCCTGAGAATCATCAAACTTCTTCTCAGCCTTGTCAAGCTCAGAAAGAAGCAGGGTCTTTAGCCCCTCTCCCTCCTCAACCTGGTCAAGGACCTTTCTCACGGCTTCTGCGTGAGCAGCGTCTGGCACTGGGAATGTTCTACCTACGCCAATGAAGGCGGAGTCATCTAGCTCAGCTAACTTCTCATCAGTCAGCTTTGCGTCCTCTGGTAGGTGTTCGACCAGCGTTGCATAGTTAGTCGCTGTGTCCTTGGTAATGTTCATGAGGCTTAGCATATTTGTCTCCCTCTGTTCTGGATCCTTAATTGTCGGATCGATATCCTCTGCCGATTCTGTCTTCTTGTCTAGAAGCATCAGCATGTCGGTAAATCTTGTTTGGAAGTCGAGGATATTATTGTCTTCCTCGTCCTCTATATTAATAACAGACACATCCCCATTTTCATCCTTATTACGAACAAAAAGCTCATAGAATCCTTTAGGGATTTCCTTGTCATCCATCTTGATATCAACGCGCTTGTCCGCAAACCCTGCAGTTCCGAGCTCTACGACCTGAGAATGAACGAGAGCTGGGTGGTTGACGAAAGAGTACTCATCGTAGGCGATTCCACCAGGAATAAGTACACACTCAAGACCCTTGTAGTCTTCACCAGGAGAGTGGTCGCAAGGACCATCGTCTGCCCAGTCGGTCGGTTCATCGTTGATCATGCAGGTAGAACACCAGGCATGTGCCGCTCTGAAGCCAGCAGAACCAGTAAGGTATCTTCCGTCTGCCAATTTCTCAATTGCATCTCTATCAGTGATTCTCAGGTGTCCACGGATACGGCCAAGACCTTGATAGGTCTCATCCTTGGAAAGTCTTAGCATCTCTCCAAAGACCGCAGCCTTGTCCTTGACCTTCCAAAAGTCATTAAGCTTTACGTAGTCCCTTACAGAGTCGTTGGCGTGCATGACCTGGTCCATGGTGTTGATGTATCTGGCGTCGATGATCCTGCCAATGGGATCTAAGTGATCCTCATGGTGTAGCTGGATTGGCTTTCCGTATGGCTTGAGCCAAGACTTCACTCCTCTGGCGACTTCGTCTGGCAGGTAGAGAGCGCGGTTCTTTGTCTTCAGTCCTGCGAATGTCAGGTCTGCAAGGACCTCCAAGGACTGTCCTGCTCCAAGGTGGTTGTCTGCAAACTTCTGCGCGAGCCTACCATCAGTGAGCTTGACTGGCTTGATCTCGATATAGTCTCTGAACCTAATAAACTTATCCATTCTCTTTTTCTCCAATTTCCTACTCAGGCGCTTACGCATCTTGCTTCTCTAAGTACTGAACTGCTTTTTTCAATAAAGCAATATCATCTTTGAATGATCCCAAAGCAGTATTGCAATGGATACACAGAGGGCCCCGAATCTTACCAGATAAGTGATCGTGATCAAGGTGCATAATAGTTTCTTCGGGCATAGATCCACATATTTCACAACCAGAAGAAATCAATTCTTTATACTTATCCCAATCAAGGCCATATTTACTCTTAACTCTATATTTACGATCATAAAGCTTTCTTTCCTCTTTGGTAAGATCTCGATATCTTTTCTGTTTTTCTTGTTCACGTTCTTTATTCTTTTCGTAATAAGCCGCTTTCTGAGCCTTGACTCTATCAGGGTGATTCTCCCGATATCTTTGCTGAGCCAACCTCTTTTGCTCTCGAAGAACTTCGTTAATCATCTGTCCTCTTTGGGGTGAGATCACATTGGCACATGGGATGGTAGGGAGGAACCTCATCGATTCCCAAAGCCAAGAGCTGTATTTCCTGTCCGTGGCGTTCCTTACAGATATCATCCTCATCACTGTGCTGTGTTGAGATCGCGACTTCGTGCCCAAGAGCATTCATGGCGATACCCTTTCCAAAGTTCTCTGCACGATGCATGTCGGTTGCAGCAATGAACTTTGTTCTGTACCTCAATGAGTTGAATGCCAGCCTCACCTCCGGAGACTTGTCTCCTCTTTGTGAAACTAGATTTCCAATCAGATGACTGACCTGTCTATAAAGACGATCTATGTCTGAATCGAACCGTGTGATCATAGGCGTCATACGCCTACCGACCAATTGCTCTGCGTCGCTATGAGAAAGACCACCAGCTCTAGCTCCTCTGACCATCGCGTTAAAGACCTTGCTCTTATACTCTTGTTTTGAAGCTGTCGCTCCAGCAAGGATGGTCTGTCGAATCAAGCCTTGGTTAAGTCTATCTCCATCTCTCTTGATCAAAGAGATTACGTCGTCTCTGATCTCGTCGAACTGTTCACCTAGCCCCATGTCCACAAAGCTACGCTTCTTCTCTGGGCCACTCTTGGTCCCATGCTGATTAGAAGGTCTGGTCTTTGTAGCCGTAGCCTTCTTTGCAGGATCGTCCGAAGAAGACCCCGCTGCAGGAGAAGGAGCCAACCTTGCGGTCTCTTGAAGCATGCTCTTCTCAACCTTCTCTAAGTGAAGATCACTCTCGTCACCAGGAGAAAGAGGATTCCTGTTCATTCGTTCTCTTGCCTCATTCAGTGTCCAGACATTCGACTGGTACATCAAGGAGGCATGCGTATCTACCTTGATCTGTTGTTCAGTATCAATCTCATTGAAGCGGTGACGTACCGCTCTGTCCAAAGATAGCTTGTCGCCATCAAAGGTGCTTTCCAATAACAGTTCATCTAACACAAACGTCTTGATCTGATCAGAGAGAACCTGTTGATAAAACTTAACATTGTCGATTAAGAGCCTTGACATATTATCTGCCGTAGCTCTGTTGGCAGTGTTTCCGTCACCGAAGTCTACAGCGGAAACTCCTAGTCCAGCAATAATTCTTTTCTTGAAGTGCTCTAGGTATCCCTCTACCTTTAGAGCACTGCCCTCTGCTCCGACAGGCTTGATCTCATGTCTCTCTGGAGTTACGAGCATTCCTTCTGCAGGGAGCATCTCAATCTCTTTGCGTACAAGGTCAATCTCAGACTCTCCGTCTGTATAGACCTGTGCGGGAGCGTCCTCTGTGCCGACTGTGTATTGGTATAGCGGGAAGAGGTGTTGGTAGACCAGGATCTCTACGTTCTGTTCGATTCTACGAAGAGCACGGATATCATCTAGTACTGGAATGATTGAAGGAGTCCCCACGTCAAAGTGACCTTTGCGATTGAAGTGGAAGTGAATGACGTCGTGAGCTGGATACTCCTTCTTGGATCCATCTGGCATTACCTGACGATATCTTTCTACCTTTCCATTGGACTTGTTTCTTTTGATCTCTACGGTTTCAGGGGAGAGGCGGAAGTAGGCAGCGATAGGTTCAAGTTTCTTTCCATCAGGAGTTGTTCGAACCAGCCCTCCAGAGACAGGTCTGCCTTTGTTATCGAATTCTTTGCGAACCTTTACCATGAAGGAGTTGGAGTATCTGATCAGGTCATGACCGACACCCACAAGGAGATTCCAGAATGAATGACAGCAGGCCCTTTCTATTTGAGAGATCCTCTTCAGGATATACTGGACAGACTGCTCATCTTGACCAACGAAGTCGAAGCCCTCCTTAAACATCAGTGCAAGCTTCTTTAGATGAGCCTGCATTACATAAGACTCTGTGTCTTCTGCCTGACCTATCTCAAGGAAGTTGTATTCAGGTACGTTGAAGCCATCGCCTGACCAACGACCACCGCCCAGAGCTTGGGGGTAATTGAGTGTAGGGTCTATCAATGTGCGGACACGAGAGATCCTAATCGTCTTGGATCTCTGCTTCTTAGCGTCTGTACTTTTGAACCAATCGTCCCAAAAAGCCATTTACAACTCCTTCTCTTGTTCTAGAATCCAAGCCTGCATACGACTTAGATCGAGGCTTTGATGTCCTCTAGTGCACTTGGCAAAGGAAGAGAACACTTCTTGTGTCTCTTGCCCTTGTGCGTTCTTGTCAGATCCACCAGAGCTGCTGCCAAGCTCGAGGCCACCCCAGATAAATCCTGCAAGAGCACCGTCGGCGTCTCTCTTTACTGTAACATCACCCGGCATAGACGGACTCAACGCAGCGACAAAAGACTCAATCGCATCTTCGCTGAGATCCTTTCCATTGCAATACTCATCTATGTTCTCAGAGTTTACCGCTACGATAAGGAACGCGCCCATAAAAGCCAGCAACCTAAGAAGATGCTTGATCTGCAAAGTGATTTTAAGAAAGAAACCCGAAGACTGTGAATCTGAAATAAGGATCTCTTTCAAAAACTTCTCTACTAACAATAACTTGTCTCTCGCCAGAGCCTCGCCTTCTAGAAGCTTTTGACCTAACGAACCGAGAGTAGATGTATAGGCCAACCCTAATCCAGTGCAGTCATCTAGCTTTGTCAGACCGCCCTGAAACTTCTTTGTATCTCCAGTAAGGGTAGACTGTACCAACCTCTTGTTGGACTTATTGACTTCTCTTAAGCAGTGCCTTGCTCCCTCTGTGCCTGGGATCTTTTCCATCTCAGTGATCAGAGAGGTTATAATACATTCGATAGGCTGAAAGATAAGGCCCATCCATTTTCTCAAGATAGCCATAAGCATATTTGTATATGGCTGAAGCATGGACCCAAGCAGCCCATTAAGCAAGTCTCCAAGAGAAACATCCTTCAATGAGTTTGCCAGATTGGAAAGCAAGAACTTAAGCACTCCTATCATTGCAATGATGTCTGGAACACACATGCCATTGAGGAAGTTGAGCACATCACAAAGATCAATCAACTCATCAAGACGACCAAGGAAATCAAATAGCTCATCCAACCAAAGAAGACGAGCCTTCCAGTCTAGATCGAATGCCTCCAGTACGTTTCCCCAATCGACCCCAGCCAATGTCGGTCTATCACAGGGAATACAATTTGCCCAAAGTTGTCTAAGCTTCTTTTCAACCTCAGCGGTATCTCCAGTAAAGATGTCTCCTGCCCAAGAGTCGAGCCCCATATTGGGACGCCTATCCTCTTTTCCAGGATTGGGACTTGCAGCAGGAGAGACGATTACCGGATCGGAGTCTGTTCCCTCTTCCGCATCTCTCTCCGCTGTATCCACGACCTGTAAAGGATCGGTCTTGTCTTTGTTCTCTACCTCTTTGAAGGCGGTTCCGATGGCCGTTGCAGCCTCCATGTGCTTTACAATGGTTCTTGTATGAAGTGCATCAAGGGCAGGCTCTGCATGAAGAGATCCAGAAAGGACCTTGCCAAAGAGGAACTCTTCGTAAGCGGTTACCAGAACACCTGCTTGTTGTATCTGAGCAAGTACAATTTGTGGCGCTGCCATTTAATCCACCAAACTGAAAGGCTTCTTCTTTTCCTTTCCCTCAAAATCAACTCTGGCAGTGAAGAACTCTATGCCTTCCCTGACACTCTTGATCAGACTCGTTGCAATCGCTTCCAAGAGAGACACAGAGCCCTCAAGCCAGATGACTGAGGTGGTCAAGCCCTCCTGCTTAACGGCGGTTCCCGCTACGGATACTGCATGTGAATGGGTAGAAAGACCTGCAGACAGTCTCTTGATTGCAGTGCTTACATCTTCTTTGTGTGCAAAGTCCTCAAGAAGAAAAGGATAGATCTCTTGGTATAGCTCTCGCAGCTGTGCCTGACGACGATCTGTTTCACTTCTTTCCAACTCAAGAATCTGTGCGGGTGTTAGTTGTGACATTAGGCCTCTGCTCCTAATAGAAGACCCAGGTCTTTAGCATACTCTACGATCTTTCTATACATTGAATAGGTCACCTCTACTATAGGTTCCTTTGACTCGAAGAGGTTGTTGACTGTCTTGAACAAGTCTGGTTGCGTAGCGGGGTCAATGGGCATGATGAGACCCTGGCTTCTTCTCTCCAGAAGATCAAGCGCCTCCTGGCTTCTTCGATCGACTTCACGATAGCCTTCAAGTATCTCTCTTACTGTGGGTGTTGTACCGAGTGGCTGGGCTGGTTTCTCATGGCTGGCAAGAGTATCCAGCGGAACGATGGGCCTGTCTCCATTAAAAGACGGACGAGAGTGCAAGACCTTCTTGTCTCCGGAAGACAGGTCTTCCTGAGAGGAGTCTCCTTGGATGGTTACCTGAACAGCATAGTTAATCATTACTTACTCCTCAGACCTTTGCTCCTTAAGATTCTGAGATCTTTTCTCTTCAACTGCTTGATGGCAGCAGAGAGAGCGGAGTTTATGGTTACCACGACAGAGTAGCTCACCATTAGATTGCGTTCTCCGTTTCATCAACCGTAAGACTGATTCCGTTTTCTGTTCTATTTCTTGTATTTACTGGAACTACGATGCGGAGCCAGAATGGATAGTAGTTATCATCTGGTGCAACCGCTGTTCCTATTTGTGGAAGGAAGTGAATGCGAGGAGAGGCTGTCGCCATGTTCGCTGTGCTTGGCAGGACCGTTCCAGAAACTCGATTCGTCCACTGTCCCTCTGTGGGCGCAGTGTCTCCACCGAGCAACTTCACCTCCCATCCCGCCACGTTACCCGCACTGACCAGGTCGTCAGGCGTAGATGTAGGTAGGATGGTAATTCCAGAATACCATTTGGTTAGGTCGTCGTTTCTGATGAAGAGCTTTTGAGTTACAGTCTCTCCGTCAACACCGTTGTGTGAGCTTGAGATCGGATTGATCGCTGTAATCTCATCAAACTGATTGGTGTCCTCATTGTATTCGTATAGCTTTAAGGCCATGATTCTCCTAAGAATAAAGTGGCACCCTCTCCACAGGAAAAGGAGGAGGAGGAAAACCTGCAGAGAGGATGCCGAGGGAACTTTAAAAGTTCGATCTTCTTGGTGGACCTCGAGAATTTCTTAACCTGCCAAACCCCTTGCCTCTATTGACCTTGGATTTGCGTTGCGCTAATAATCTTCTGTCCCAGTCCTTTTCATGATCTCTATCGTTTGCGAACCGATGAGTATGGTCACTCCTCCTTACCACCGTTCGCGGTGTGATCATTTCGTTGACAGCACGAGGCTGTGGGGCTAACTCCAGCTTCAACTGTTGCTTGGTGCTGACTCCAGCCTTGCCAAGTTCTTCTATTACGGAAGTCTCTATGTCCTGTCCGAGACCAGGGGCGACACGCATCTTTGCGTCATGCCGTGGCTTGCCGAACTGGGTCGCTTCCATCTGAACTGCTAACAATGCTAGAACTAGTGCATCAAGCTTGTGGTCTCCGACCGCATCTGATTGCATTTCATAAACCGGAATTCCGGTCTGAGTCACACGAGAGATAATATAGTTCTCTAGTTGCTTTGTCAAAATGGGATCTGCTTGCGTCAACTGAATCTTGTGCTGCTCAAACTTTCGCTGAGCATTTTCAATCATCATCTGCTTCGCACGCTTCTTGGTCTTCTTCTTGGACCAAGGGTCGTAAGCTTCGATGTTTCCAGAGAAGTTGATGCTCTTGGTGATGTGTTTGATTCTACCGTCAGCAGTTCCATCGGGCTTTGTCGCAGAGAAGATTCTAAGTTGCTCTAAGTGATTGACACCACCACCACCGTAGTCAAGATAGATAGCGAACGGTGCCCACTTTCTATTCATACGAATGATCTCCAGGTTGGCCGCTCTTTCAGTAAACTCTTGTCTTTCTACGGTCTTTGAGTCAACGACCCTGAAGAATGCTTCTCCCTCAAGAGCAGAATCACCTTCGAGCTCTGCCTCTTCTTTTGTGTACCTATGAATACCAAGGACCATGACCTCTGTACCCTTTACCGGGTTCCAGTCCACTCCGATCGTATAGGCCCATCCTGGAGCATTGATCTGACTATGGTAGCTGTCATCATAGTCATAGTTGCCGCCCCACTTGAGGGCATAGTCGATGTCCTTCTTTCTGAAGACTCCGGCATCGTCGTCTCCGAACTCTGCAAGGACCTCATGAATATAACCGCCCTTGGTAAGGGTACGTCGGAACTCAAGGTCCATACGGTGGGTCCAGTTTGGGTTCGCCATCGATGGGAAGTGGAAGTTCTTGTATTCTGGGTCGAAGCTCCACTCATAGAACTTGTCCCTACGACCTGTGGGTGTAGATGAGGCCCATAGCTGAGTGTCTTCGTGGTCCATCAGGATAGCTGCGATGGAGTCGATATCTCCAGGGTTCATGTAGTCCGTCTCGTCAAGAACGATAACGTCACCACCCTGTCCACGTACGGAAGAAGCATTAGCACCAGAGTTGGTGCCTGCTGAGAAGCCACGGATGTAGGAACCATTGGTAAACTCGATCTCGTGATATGGATTGGAGACCTTGCGCTTGATGAGGTTCTTCAGACGTGGAGAGTCTGCGATCAACTCATTGAGTCTTTTGTAGATAATATCGATCTGTGATCTGAAAGGACAGACAAGAAGGATCTTACAGTGACCCGTAGGCCAGGTGTCAATGAGATGAAGCATCTTGACACAGATGGACTCTGTCTTTCCACCACGTCGTCCAATCCTGAAGACCTTACGCTTCGCAGTACACTTGAGCATGATCTCTTGGTAGATATCAGCATCGTCATCAAGGTCATACTTAAGCTTGTTGGGTGGGGTACAACCTCTCGGCTCCCAGCCACCCTTATCAACGAGCAACCACTTCTTTGCCCACTTGGTAGCGTCGAGACCTTCTTCAAGCATCTCAACTTCATTCTTATCAAAGAAGCTTCTTTTGTCACCAAGGACCTTGTCTACCACCTGGCCGAAATCAGCAGGGATACCTTTGCATTGGATGGGGAACTCTCCGGCTTTGAACACCGTGGTCCCGTCTTCCAGAACAATATCCTTCTCGAGGGTATTCTTCTTCTTACAACGGATGCATGCTGGGTGAAGAGTTAATCCTTCCATCTAAGCATTCTCTGAATAGAGCTCATAGACATAATACTTACTTTCTCGGTCCATGTTTCACTCCTTTCTTTTTTAAGATGTGTCTGAACTGAGCTCTCTGAAGATCACCCATCTTACTCATGATCTTAGTGATGTACTTGTATTCTTTTCCCGTGACCTTGCCATGGCAGGACTTCTTGTTGGTAGACGGGCCACAAAGAGTGACTCCGTTATGCATGTTGAAGACCAATGCAGGGTAGTCCCATTTTCTAAGGATATGATGTCCCTCAACGTATCCGTCGCTGCCACACATGATACAAGCGAAGTTATCTCTGACAAAGACAGACCTGCGCCAGGCCTTGTACTCCGGAGAGTTGTAGATTCGCTTCATCGCTGCTGATTTCTTTTGAAAACTTAGTCTTTTGAGGTGAGACATGAGGCGAGCTTTTCTGTTACGACTACGCCTCTTTGTCAAAGGAAGTCGGGTCCCCATGGGGTCCAGTATATCCTTTGTCCTTCTCTTTATTTTTCTGAACTTACAATAGGCCATTTAGTACCAAAGAGCGTGAGACCCCATTGCCGTGAACCCAGTAAAGAGTCCCCCTGCGATCCCTCCAGCGATAGCTCCTCGCACACCACCACCACCGGCATAGCCGGTGATTGCACTAGCGATACCTCCTGTACCTGCTGCGCCCCAGAAACCACCTGCATGCTCATACGCCAAGGCATTTATCCCTGTTACACCAGCGATAGAGCCAAGGCCCACAGCACTGTAGCCAAGAGCCTTCATCGGGTTTGCTTTCACTGCCTGCATGATAGGCTCCGCATTAGTTTTAAGTGTATTCCACATCTTAATCCCAGAGGGCTCCGAGAGCTGCACCAGCGATTCCTCCACCGACGGCTCCTGCGACTCCACCGATACCACCTCTTAGAGCATTGCCACTAAACACACCAAGAGAGTGTGCGCCACGCATATAGCCAGCCCTTCCACTCGCCTTGAGCATTGTGGCTCCCATCTTCCCAGCAAGAGGCCTTGCCATGCCGCTCATCGCTGAGCGTGCACCAAAGTAACCACCAGCAGCCATGCCTGTTCCGGTAGGACCGGCCATGTAAAGAGCTGGAATAGCTGCCGCGCCAGCAAGACCAAGAGCGACGTTCCTGTTCTCTGGAGCTCTCATCCAATCGTTTGCACTGTTGAGTGCGTCTGTCATTTTATTCCACATACTATACCTCTTATAGGTGATACCCAGCTGCTTCCATACTCAATGCACTTCTGGCATTCATGGCAGACTGGTTTATCATATTCATAGACCTCTGTCTCATTGTAGCAGCTCTTTGTGAATCTAGGAAAGGAGAAGCGAACGGTTTGGTCGCCGCATATCCCATCTCTGCAATCTTCCAAGGAAGATCTGATGCAGCTTCCAAGCCCATAGCGCCTGCGAGCCCGCCTACTGCTGCACCAATAACGGTACCTGCGGGCCCAAGCACCGAACCTAATGTCGCACCGACTGCCGCGCCTGCACTCATACCTAAATCGAATCCAAGGAATCCAGCTGCCGTATGGACAGCTCCTCGAACGAATCCATCGTATGGAGATGCTACATTGTTACCTGACATTCCCATGGCTCCGCCATGAAGAAAGATTCCCCCAAGAAGAGCCCCGTAGCCGCCTCCGAGTGCACCCATCGCAAAGGCACTGCCAGTGTTCTTGACAGTATTGCTAGCGCCCCTAGACAGGTGACCAGCCGCTCCTCTTCCAAAGAACTTCTCAGGATTTACACCCTTACCCCATTTGTCAAAGGCACGCCGCTGACCAGGCTTGGTGTACTTCGCTTCTTGCAGCATTGCTAAAGGACTATCAGATTTCCACAGAGCTCGTTGAGAGATCTTCTTACCATCTGCTCCATGCCAAGCTCCGGCGCTGAACTCTCCTGCCGCCCAGGCCTGACCTTTGTTTGCCATCGTTGCCCACCCTTTGCGAGCTGCCGAAAGTCCTTGACGAACTCTCATCCGGCCAATCCGACCTGTGCCTGTGGCACGGGCCATCATTGCATTCTGCATTCTACCTGCGCCCTCATACTCGAGCGCCCTATCGGTCCATAGTTCTTGTGGGATCATTATGCATTCCTAAAACCGAACGGATCCAATAAATGTTCCGCTGGTTTGCTGTCCAGTGTTCTCTTGATGAAGATGGGTACGAATGTGGGGTCGCACAATACCCTCGTAAAGGCGCTCCTCCTATTCACCGTAGCCTCTCTATACCTTCTGTCCTTGATAGGACCAATGTTTTCTTTTTTAGCCATAAATATTCATATGCCTCTTTGGATCCATATTAGCATGTCCTTGAATATTCTTCCTGGACATCTTCTTCTTCATGTCTGTAGTCGCGTCTGTATGCATCGCATTCCACATCTTGTTCACTCCCCAGCCTGCCAATACTATTGGAGCCATTGCAAGAGCAAATCTTCCAGCAGCCTTTGCCTTATTGGGCTTAAAGCCTGTGGTTTCTGCAGCCCTTAGGACCTCCTTCTCTCCCCAGAGAATCTCTCCTCCTCTTGTCGGAATTACCTCATTAAAGAGTTCAGGAGCCACCCCTCCTGCTCTTGATAGGTCAATAGAAGGACCTGTATGAGAAGCAAATGCATCTCCCCATCCCTTGAGAAACTTAGAAACTCCTTCACTCCCTGTAATGGCTTCATACTGAGCCAAGAGGCCAGTCTGAGAAGCGATCTCTTCCATCGGAAGGCGGAACTTGAATATCGCTCCCTCTGCTTTTCCTCCATGAACAGAAGGGTGGAAATAACCCAGCATACCTTTGGCCTTTCCCATGTTTTCCATAAAAGGACCAATGTTCTGCTTTACCTGTTGACTTGCATGTGCTCTTGCAATCCAAGATTCACCAGAGAAGAATACCCTCTCTCCCTTCTCTCTAATTTGAGCGAACAGAGCCTTCTGAGCAGGGTCTGTAGGAGTCAGATGCTTGATCTTGTCCCAGTCCTTGGCATTGGGCACAAGACCTTCCGCCAAGATATTCGCTCTGTTCGCAATCGGAGTACCATGGAAGAAGTCCATGTATCCACGCCAGTGGCCACGAGCCATCATCAAGTTTCCACGAACACTGTATGCGCCACGACCTGCATAGAGGGTGGCTCCGAGTCCCACCATACCGCCAAAGGCTCCAACCTGATCTTCTCCTTGATAACCAGACCCGAAGTCGGTTCTTTGTCTACGACTGGCCCCAGCCATCCCCTTATGAGGAAGACCTTCGATCGAGTTGTAAGCATCGTCTTTTCCAGAGAACAGGTACGAACCGAATGCAATGGGACTTGATGCCACAAAGCCCGCAGCAGCACCAGACATAACATCTCTTGCATTCGCAATAAAGAACTCTTGAGGAGGAATCGCTTGAATGGAACCATGCTGAAGAACTGCATCCAACATGTGAGGAGATCCTGTTTGAGCCTCCACTCCTCTTCCCAGAATCTCTCCAAGCTTACCTGGGAGTGCAGTTTCAATCTTTTGCCTATAAGATCTCCCCAACATCCCATACATGCCACCTGCCTTTCCTATTTCAGGAGAAAGACCTAGGCTCTCAGCCATGCCCACAAGCTGCTCATCTGTACCGTACTTTCCCAGCTTCCCTCTGAAGAATGCCCCTTTCATCATCGACGATGCAAGCATGGAGGCTCCTGCAGATGTTCCTATGCCCTCAAGTCCTACGTTCCAAAGAGTCTTTCCAAGATTTCCTTCTGCGTGGTCAAACTTGCCAAGCTCCATTCCAAAGCCAAGGCCGATACCAAGGGCTGCCCCACCAATTGCTCCTCGAACACCAAAGCGATCGTACCCTGTAATGGCAGAGGCACCAACCATAAAGAGCTTGTTTGCGCCAGAAAGAATACCTCCGACAGTAAGCCCTTCATCTCCCTTATATCCAGATCCAAAGTGTGTGTTACGTCGACGTGATGCCCCTGCCTTTCCATTATGAGGAAGGCCCCGAATGGTGTTATAGGCATCATCGAATCCAGAGAACTTTGGCAGTTGGTTCTTTTCAAATGCAGCGATTATCTTTCGAGTTCTTGTTGCGTATGCCTTGTCAGGCTGATTGGCAATCTCCCACATACGCATTCGTTTTACAACATCATAATGCTCTGGACCCATCTTTGCGCCATAAATTAATTCATCAGCGATAACAGAGGGACTAAAGTGAGAGCCAAATGTAGGTTGTAAAGATGAATTAAGAGCACTCTTAATAGCCTCTTCTGAATGAGTCTTATTCCTTCCAAAAAGTCTGTCTATAATAGATCTCTTTGGAGACCCCATGCCAGCAAGAGTCTTCTCTCCAATCCGTAAACCATGGTAAAGCTCTGATACCTCATGTGCTACAGTAACTTCCTCAAGAATTTTTGGATTAACTTTAAGATGACGAGAAAAAAAACTTATCGCATGGGGATCTTGAAAAATAGCGCCGGACAATCCTTCACTGGTCAACGCCATTTGCAATGCAGCAGGCTGACCGAGGAGACCCTTCTGGACCACAGATCTCTTACCAGCCCACCCTCTAAGTGCAGAGCCGATCTCCTCCCTGCTGGCAGCCATGAACTTCTTATAGCCTCCAAAGATTCCCTTCCAGCCAGATCCGAAGCCAGTATTGCGCCTACGTGATGCTCCTGCCATTCCCTTGTGAGAGAGGCCCTCGATTGTGTTGTAGTTGTCATCGTGCCCAGAGAAGGTGCTTCTTCCGAAGAGCGCATCGTAACCCATATTTAGAGCGCCGACAGCACCACCCAACATAAGACCACCAGCCGCTCCGTAATAAAGGTCAAGAGCATTCGCCTTGAAATATTCTTCTGCTGGGATGTCTTTCAGACCTGCACTTGCATCAAGGAAGTGAGTGCTCATCTCACCTTCGCTGGCTGCGAACTTACCCTTCATCTCCTTACGGATGGCTCCAATCCCTCCTTCCTCCATGGAGATTCTATTAGCCTTCGCATACATAGCGTCTTTCAGCCCTGCTTCCCTAAGTCCTCTAGCATGATTGGATGGAATATACCTATAACTGTCTGCATACGTGCTCTTCGTAAAAGAGCTCTCGACAAGGTCCTTTACATTCAATGATTTCCAACCAAGAGCCTCCTTTTGCTTGGTCAGTCCCTCCGCGAGTCCAAGCATACCTGTAAATGGATTGCTGCCATACTCATCCAGAGGACCCTCTGTCCACTTTTTCCAGGTGTCCTCTCCCACTTCCTTTCTTATTGAGGCTCTTGTCTGTGCATGTTCAAGAATGTTCTTGTCATACTTTAGGAACCGATCTATCTCATGCGGGCTGAAATGCTTGGACTTACCTGGCTTGCCTTCCGAAACCCATTTACCATGTTCATACGGAGCGATCTTTTTGTCAGCGACAGCTCGTCCACGATGGGTAAGACCCATGCCCGAAACAAAGCCGTCGTTCGACTTTAATAAGTGAGACGTCTTGCCTCCGTACTCATAAGAATACCCCTTGGACACCTCTTTTCTAACCTTCGTGAATACCTCATTCCTCGTACCTACAGAGGCCTGCTCATGGATCTTGTCCCTGAAGCCTCTCATCCTAAGAGTCTCCATATACCTTGGCTTGGAGAAACCCTCTCCTGCTATGTATTCAATATCGTTCTTGGTCACACCCAACCACGGCATCTCCTTTTCGAAGTGCTCAGTCAAACCCTTTCTGGTACCGTGATGCTTGATCGCACCTGCCAGCTTCGGAGAGCCAAGGAAACCTTGGACATAGGGATTTGTAAGTGACCCGAGGAGGCCACCGACTCCCTTAGTTCCAATTGAGTCGGACTTCCTCATGAAGCCACCCAGCTCTGACAATGTCTCACCACCCTCTTGAATTACAGCAAAGAAGCCACGAGGGTCATCCTTTGTTCTCTCAAGGAAGGACAGGAGCTCTTTCTCTGCAGGCTCTCTCGCCATACCTCTACTCTTCAGGTAAGCCTCTCCAGAGCTGGTCCCAAGGAACTTCTTTGTCGTTCCTCCAACCAAGCTCGAGAAGCCCTTAGACATCTCCTTTCCAACAGGCTCCAAAAGACCACCCTTCATCATGGATGATGCAAACATGGAGGTTGCTGCCGAAGCTGTGATACCACCACTCAAGAACCTCCAGGCGTCTCCCGCAGTGCTGTCTCCCAGTACTGAAGACGTTCCCTTTGTAAGAGCTGTCCAGCCAAGTCCGATCGCAGCACCGATGGCTCCACCCTTGCCTCCAAACCTGTCGAATCCTGTAAGCGCGGAGCCTGCCATGAAGATGGCGTCTCCGACACCGAAGCTCTCTCCCTGGTAACCAGAGCCGAAGTCGGTGTTGTACTTACGCTTGCTGCCGAACCAACCATGGGGCAGACCCTCGATGACGTTGTGGTCGTCCTTGCCACCAGCGGCGAGGTTGTAGGATACGGTCATGTCTCTTTGTCTACGAAGAAGTGCTGCGATCCTGAAGTCGTTGCTCATTCTTTCCATGTTGGTGAACGAAACGTTTGTGACAGTGTCCTTGTCACCCTCTGCCTGTCTTACCCTTCTCCACCCCTCTTCGTCCCACATGCCTCTGTGTGCTGCGTAGGCCTCATTCTCCGCTCTTTGGAATGCGCCTCTGTCGATGATGGAGTCACGTCTCTTTCCGAATGGCAGGAACTTTGCCGAACCCGCCTTGACAAGCATCTCATTCAGATTGAACTGCTGTCCGTCTCTCTCTCCCATGAGGACACCGACTGTACGGCCATAGGATGTACGGCCGGCTTCGTCAAACAGTACACCTACGCTGTCCATCTCTCCCATAAGTCGGTTCAGAGTCTCTGTAGCCTCCTGTCCATACGGCTGCTCTTGAAGGACTCTGCCCTCAGCATACTCATCTTTGTGGCCTACCTCAGGAGCATCGATACCAGCCATACGAATGGCATGCGTGCCTCCCTTTGCAAGGTGGAGGATGGCGGTGTCAGCATCCTCGATCTGAATCGTATCCTTGGAATCGGGAACATACATGGCCATGCTTGAATCAGTCTTCCTGTGAATGACTCCGCCGAACTTTCCGCTTGGACTGAAAGACGGAGGAGACGTGGTGTCTCCCGGATAGGGATCGTCTACATCAACACCGTATAGAGGATCGTTGTTGGGCCCGCCGGTCAGAGCATGCAACGCAAGGATTCCCGCTCCTCCCACTGCAATAGCCTTCCAGTTCTTCTTCGCCCAGGAGAACGCCTTGTCTCCGACATTGCCAGCCCTTGCGCCAGGAAGACCCTTTCCAGATCTCAATGAGCCATAGACCTCATCACTGACCTTGTAACCCTTCTCCCACTCATGCAGAGCACCTTGCCAGTTCTCCTTTCCTCTGAGAGCACCTCTCATCGAGCCCCACATAGATTGATAGTCGACCTTCTGCGCTCTGTGCATCCGGCCGATCCGAACGTTCCTGTCCTGAGACCTTGTCAGCTGTGCGACTACATCTTCCATGTCCGTCAGATGCTTGTACGTCATCTCCGGAATGGTCTTTGAGATCGTCTTTCCGGTGTAGTGTCCTGCTTCGATGTCCTTGATCCGTCTTCCGATCGCCACAGGATATCCAGGACCCTGGTTGCTTCTGAAGTCCATGATCTGAGCATAGGCGGAAGAGAGGGTCTTCGCGGCATTCTGTCTCTTCAACTTGGGCTGGAGCAGAGAGACGGACATGAGATAGTCCTTCTCCTTGATGGAGAGACCAGTACCCGAATCCATCTTCTCGAGCATGCCCATATAGGACTTGAGCATTCGAGACTGTGCCTTGATATCGACAGGGGCCCTGTGTGACTCGGCCATACCTTCCATCAACTGGGAGTAGGTCTCCACCGAGGTGCCCGTGAAGATGTCACCGCTACGTCTCATGTAGCCTTCCATCTGAGCCTTTGCGAACAAGGATCTGGATACGTCCTGGATGTCGAAGATACGTGTCACATCATCAGGAACCCCTTGGGTGAGCTCCTTCTTGATAGCACCCCATACACCGCCCCATGCTTTCATCGAGCTGTCGCCAGGCGCAGCTCCCCATGCCTTTGACACGGCCTGCTCTACGATGGGTGAGGTGGTGAACAGACGCCTTGAGGCGAGCTTGCCTGTAATGGGGTCCTTGTTTACAGAGAAGGTCTGAAGTCTGGCTGACTTGATGAAGTCTGTGTAGGTGCGGTCGCTCATGTTGGCGGCCAAATGGCGTGATTCGAACGGCAGGTTCTGGACCCACACGTCCCTTCCCTTCATCTCTCCGAGCATACGGCTGATGAAAGGCTTGCGGTTGAGACCCTTGCTCAGGATCTCATCTGTGATAGGTGTGCTTCCTTGACTGAGAGAGGCTTGAGTCCACGGGGACATCTGAGAGATCGGAATGACCCGACCTGTATTGGGGGAGATGGGCTTGGCTCTCTTCCAAACCGTGTTGCGGCCCTCATGATAGATGGCCCCTTCCCAAATCGAAGTGCTGGATTTTCTGGGATCGAGACCGGTAGTCTCGATATCGAAGAAGCTAGCCCTTGATAGGAAGTCCTTGATCATTACTCATTCTCTTCGAAGACGTTGATGTCTATGACCCCTTCCTTCTGGAGTCTCTCGAACTTGCCCATGACCCCGGCGAAGCCCAGGTTGGCGTCTCCCTCTTCCAGCTTGCCCATGGCGGCAGCTCTCTTATACTTCTCCCTGCGTGTCGCCACCATCTGCTGCAGGACGCGGTCCCGGCGGTTCTTTATCTGAATCTTGAGATGCCAAGGCAAGGCGATCTGTCTCGCATATATAGGATTTTCCGCCTCATCCACACCTATGACATTCTCCTCCGTCAGATCGGAGCGCTCCTTCCCACCCAGAAGCAGGGTCACTCTACGTTCATACACGTCGTACTCGGCAAGCTCCATGCATTGCAACCTGTCGGTCGCCTCCTCAGGTGTAGAGCCCACCTCGAACTGGTCGGCATACTCCTTGGTCTTGTAGGCGATAAGGTCCATCTCCACTATGCAGGGCTTTCCGATGGGCTCCTTGCGGAGCTTGGCATACTCACAATGTCCTCCACCGTTCTGCCATCCCTTGGCGAACGGACATCTCTCTCGTGTGGGACATGTCATGGGAACCTGTGAGGCGAGTCCGGTTCTTGTCAGGCGGGCCGACTTGTGAACCCTTCGCTGCTCCTCAGGGGTGAGCTGCAGGTCGGGATACTCATCTATGGCCAGATTCAACGTCTGGAACCAGGTGTCCGATGGCTTGACCGCCAAGGCGACCTGCCGCTCCTCCTCCACCTTTATCTCATCCAATCTCTTCTGCACGTTCTTGAGTGCGTCCTCTTCCAAATCATCCATCTTGGTTATAGCGTCCAATTGAAGCTTCTCCTTCATTCTCTTGTAATCGGGGTGTAGGGGTTTGTGTACGTTGCTCTTCTGCTTGAACCACGTATTAAAGTGATAGATGTCCGGGTACCGCTTGTGTTTCGGTATCTTCTTCTCCGCCTTCGACCTCACCCGTTTGGGGTCTAGTCTCTTCGGTAAGTTCTTTGAGCCCAACTATCAACTCCTTCAACTCGTCAAAGGTTCCATGGGTGACAAGCATGTTCGCGGCGATGCCGGCATAGTAGCAATTGTCACCCATATCGGAGTTGCGCTTGAGCGCAAGGTACTTCTCCAACAGGTCCTTTCTTTGTAGTATACCACCAAGCTTCTCCATGATCAGGTCAAACGTCTCCCAATCTATTCCAAGCTTCTGGCATACTTCCTCCTGATGCCTATTCAATTCAGTTCTCCTTACTGCGAGAGCTTGATGTTAAGTTCGTCGTACTCCACAGATACGGTGAAGGTTGTTCCAGGGAGTGCGGCTTCCAGGTTGGCCTTGACCTTGTCCAGGTCAATATAACGCGCGTCCACACCCTCGAACTCCCTCAATGCACTCGCAAGAGCATTTTGCACCATAAGCTTAGAGTCATCAACTAGCTGTAGTTCCAGATAATTCATGTCTGTCTCCTGTTGGTTTGGTTGAGTCCCAAATATAGGTGAAGGTCCAAGCGGAGCCTTCATATATAAATAACACCCGCGTGCGTGTAATAAAGGGACTCTGTCCAAAATAGGGGAAAATATATATAAAAGAGAGCAGAGTGGCTTGGGAGCTGGAGGAGAGTCATAAGATGTTTGAGGAGCTGGAGGAGAAGAAGAATTAGAAAATTATTTGAGGGGTCTCTGGTCCGTGGAAGTCTTGTAGACTTCTAGGGCCTAGAGAATTATATGAATTTAGAGAAAAATGTGAGAGGACCTGGTTAACATAGTAGGTATGTTGCCACTAATGGCCCATGCGAGCCCGGGGGTGTTCCCTGTGTTCGTATATGTGTCATGCTCTTGTTAGGACAATATCACATGAGTTACTCTTCCTTAATCTCTTTCTTCTCTTCCTTCGTTGACGCTCACGGTAGTGGCATGATGATCTTGGTCATCATGACCCTGATCACGTGTGGGATGATCCACTCGATCGCCCCTCAGCTGCGTGAGTACAGGGGTAGTGCCCTTACCCTGTTGGGTACGTTCGGTCTCTTCTTGGCCTTCCTTACCTTCGGTGATGAGGGGTACATGGGCCAGCTCGTGTTGTCCTCCTCCTTCATCATTGGCATCATGAGCTACATGGCTTGCTGCCTGTGGGTGTGGACGGCTAAGGTTGCCCCCGGGCTCACCCTCGTGTACACCACGGCCATCTTCATCGCCTGCATCTGGGCGCTGGGTACGTGTGTTACGTGGCTCATGGTCATGTCGGGGATGCTGGCTGTCATCGCCAGCATGTTCTTTTTCATCTCCCTGCTCAACGGCGACGCCCCCCTCATCATCATCATGGGTGGCATGAACCTGGTCAGCATCGTGCTGTTTGTGTCGTCCATGATGGCAGGCACCTGCTAGCACACCCCTACTACATAGGGGGTACCTCATATAGGGGTGCCCTCTATACACGTACGTACACACATACACGTGTACGTACACACCAATAGGATAGACATGCAACACTTGAATGCCGCTCTCCTTCTCATCGCCCTTCTGGTGGTGGGATACATCGTGCGTACAGGCCTGCGCCTGTACATCTACAAGTGTGTGATGGGGCACTACCCCTCCATGCACGTGGCCCTGAGCTTGCCCTCATGGGTGAGCGAGCGCATCATGCGTACGTACAGCCGTATGCTGCATGTGTGCCGTACCATCAAGGGGTACTTCACACATGCAGACGTGACCACCCCCTTCAACAGGGACATGCGTCGTGTGCGGCTGTTCTGCAGCAGGTGCCTGTCGTACCTGCTCTCCTTGCCCGTGACCAAGGGTCGCAAGGTGACCAAGGTGGCCACGCCCAAGGCGTGGCGTATCACCATCCAGAAGCTGGTCTCCAAAGGCTACCCTCACTACGTGGCCAGGCAGATGGTCCATATGGACAGCAACCAGTGTCTCTGTGTCCGCTGCCATAGGCCCATCTTCTCACCAACGGCTACCCTCACTACTACCCCTGCCACCCCTGCCGATCACCCCATGTGGGACGCCCTGGACTCGTACCTCGACGGTGCCAACCACCATGACTACAGTGAGCAGGCTGCTGAGGACAACGCCTCCTACCAGGAGGAGCTGGCTTCTCAGTTCGAGGACCTCGACCGAGAGGACAGGGAGCGTGAAGAGGCGCTTCGGCGGGCAGAGCGCGAGTACGAGAGCTGCGCTGAGTGCTGCGGCCCCGAGGATGGACATGATAGTGACGACCGTCACTGCAAGTACTCTATGATTCACGACAACGACATCCACTACGGGTCGACCTCCGAGTCGTGTGAGGACTGCCATTGCATGATGGCGTGGATCGAGCTCTACGGCCACGACCACGGCTGCCCTTCCACCCCTTGGGCCTGCAACTGGTGCTACCAGGAGCACAACGGCCACTTCGAGTACTGCCCCGACCTCCCGCCCAACGAGTACGTGATGGAGGGGACCGTCTCCTCTACGGAGCAGGACGACGAGGGGCCTCAGATCCGTAAGCGGGCTACTCAGGTGAAGGGCGCCCTGTCCAAGACAGAGCGGACGTACGCCAACCCCGTCTACGAGATAGATCCGCCTTCGAACATCAGCCCTGAGGTCGCTGACAAGGTGCTCCTCGACCACAACCGCAAGGGCGTGGCCTGGAAGACCATGACCCCTGCTCGTGCACAGCGGGTCCTTGACTTGGCCAGCCAGGAAGTGCGTTACGCAGTGTCCATCTACCGGAACCTGCCTGACAGCAGGTGGGCTCTGGCTGCTGTCCAGACGGCACAGCTGCGCGTCAAGGCGGCACAGCTGCAGGTCGACCGTATCGCCGGTCGTAAGGAGAAGCGATAGGATGCATCTACCTCACCCCGTCGTGATCGAGTGGGTGAGGGAGAAGGAGCGGAAGAAGGAGGAGCGGCCCCAACTGGAGCTGCCTCTCCCCTCCCCGTACTGGACCCCTCGCCCCCAGCCCACGCCTCCTAAGCAGGAGCGTGGGGTGGTCTACATCTACTAGGCCGACTTAGGTCGGTCGCCACTTCTGCCCGCGACCAATGTGGTCGTGGTGCAGAGTTGGAGGTGCCCCTATGGGAGGGGTACCGTAGTAGGAGGAGGACATATGCGTACTTTGTACGTAGATGTCGACGGCACACTCCTGTCCAATGACCTGGACATCATGTTCGCAATACATGGTGTCCAGTGGTATGAGCAACAGTCCATAGACAACCTGCCTAAGAGGCACTGGTTGTTGGTGGTGCTGCTGATGCTGCGCGTCATCGGGTTCCGGCTTGTGCTGTGGACCAATCGTGGTCTCGTGAACAAGACTGCTACCAAGCGCAATCTAGGCGTGTGGTGGTACCTGTTCAGTGACCACCAATTCCATGAGGGCAGGAAAGAGAAGCCCTCCCGTGGATGGACGATCGACGACCAGGCACACCTTGCCAGTGTGTGTGTCCGACCGTTCATACGGTAACAAATCCTACATTCAGTAGGTGGCAAGCCTGTGATGCCCAGGCTCCTCGCCCTTTCTAAGGGTACTTGCAGTTAGACAGCTGTGAGTAGGCGTGTGAATCGTGCGGAGGAGATGAAGGTGAAGTACTTCAAGGACTTTGGCGTTGGGTCCATGCTCAACAACGCCCAGAGGAAGTGGGCGAATAAGAGGGAGGAGGTGAGGCACAAGGCGAGCAATCTCGGTGAGAAAGCTGCTTTCGACTTCCGCTCGGAGATGAACGCAATGGCGAAGCGGGTCTATGACCTGCCGGCGCCCTACGGGCTGTTCGATGTCTTCGAGATGTCCACGTGTCACAGGCAGCGCGCTGATATGGCCAAGCTCACCGAGCTGGCACACTGGGTGCGGAATGAGGCGGCGAAGATGGGCTGGAGGGCGGAAGCCCTCTACATCAAGGAGGCGTTCAAGGCTTTCAAGAAGGCTGAGCGCAAGTAAGCAGTAAAGCATGGTCCTGATGCTGGACCACCCGTAAACGTACACCCAGTTCGTCAAGTGCTGGGCACCATATATCGTGGTGAACCGTGAGGCAGGGTTCAAAGCTAGAGGAGAGATAGAGATGGATAGGCTAAAGCGCCAGCTGGAGAGCATGGAGCGTTTCCCAGGTCGAACCACCCGCTGTGGTGTGGTTGAGATCGGGGGACAGGAGTTCCACCTGTTCGCCAGCAAAGGTGGCAAATTCACCAACAGACATAGGTGGGCGTCGGAGGAGGGGTCGGTGGAAACCGGCTTCACCTGGCACACTGAGGCCAGGCTCACGCTCATCCCCGTGGTGGACTTCGAGTTCGACTGCACCGTGCTGGAGCTGGTCGACGGTGGCGAGGGCATCACGCGTGTCTCAGTTGTGGATGAGTGTCCGGAGATGTTCACCTTCGGGTTCCGCAGTCACGACGCTGCCAAGGCTCCCGGCCACAGGGGTGAGTGGAGCTCCAACTGCGCGTCGGTGCTAGAGGTCACAGGGCGAGAGCTCTTCAACCTCTTCTGCGTCGACACGCTGTCCGGCTTCTACGTGAAGCGGGAGCTCATCGCCAGGCTGGACAAGCACCTGCGGGAGTTCGGCTTCGGGTACGAGTTCTGCCGGGACTACTGGGGCGACCCAGACCCGATGCGGGTGTACCTGTTCGAGATCTAAAATCCTACTTCCTGTAGGTAGCATAGCCCTGATGCTGGGCTCCCTGCCCGAATAGACGGGTACCTGTGGAATGTCTCTGCAGGTAGGCGACAAGCGTGCGAGGGAGTTATGTGCGAGGGAGTTATACGCGAGAGGTTCTGCATGGGCTGGCTGCAGGATAACATTCTTCAAGAGTGTATTCTGTATCATGGAATGGACGAAATCCATATCTGGGTGGTGGAGACCATCTGGAATGATAGCGACCGCGTCAGAGTGACGTGGAGGATCTGTTCGGAGCTCAACGGTAAGACCCAGGTTCTTGACTGCGGTCAGGGAATGTGGTCTTTGATCGCCAACTTCGGTGACGTTGCAGAGCGAAAGTACGGAGACAAGAGCCTGAGTTAAACAGCTCAGGCGCCCCGTCTGCCCGCCGCAAAGCGCGGTGTGGCAGGATGGGTAATTCTACCCACGGCTTCACAATAGGAGTAAGCCATGTCCGCAATCATTCTCATGCTCGCCGTTCTCTTCCTCATGGTCATCGCTTTGGTGATGGTCTTCACCCACTACCGGCCCTCCATGCAGGAGAGCCACTGGTATGGTATCAGCCTGGATCTCGTCCTCGCTGACCTGCCCACCGGACTCGAAGCTTGGGCTGCTCGTCATGCCCGAGAGTTGCATGCAAAGCGTGATGCAGAGCGGCGTGCTCTCATCATGGAAGAGTGGGACGCTGCGAACGTAGAGATGAGCGTCAAGGAAGAGACCAAGGCCGCATCCAAGGGGCTGTCAGAGCTCATGGTCCAGACCACCTCCCTCGTTCCCATCTCCACGCCTCCCGTCTTCGATCTCGAGCCCTGCCCCGAGACCCTGACGGAGCGCCTCCTCCGTCTCGAGCGTGAGCTCTTCGGTGAGGCTCCCGAGGTGCGCGGCATCAACAATCTCAGGCTCGCAGCAGCCTGAAAGAACTGCCTCCTATGGGCTTTGTACATAGGAAAGGATAGGTACGCATGTCCATTTTGACAGCTCAGTTCGTGCAGCAGACCTGGACTACCCCTAGCGGGGTGGTCGTTCAGGCCATCGATAGCCGCTTCGAGGATGGAACGTGGGGCTGGCGCCTCGCCTCCACCTTGAAAGGGGTGACTCGCATCGCGGATGGTGGCCTGGGTCGTTGGGTCCATGTCGCCAACTTCGGTGACGTTGCAGAGCGCTACCAGAATACGGGCATGGTTCTGCCCGCCGACGATCCCCACAGCGGGATCTGGTCTCACTCGAGGAACAGCTAGCATGTACGACGCATACACAGAGATCGCCACTGACTCCATCGTGGGTCAGTCCTTCACCCCCATCGTCATCCCCTTCAGCGACGACGACTGCAACACGCCTGCTGACACCGGTTACCGGTGGAGCAGCGACAAGACCAACGCCGTGGCCGTCAACCCCGGAGCTTACAAGGGGATCGAAGAGTGGTCTGACGAGGACCCCTCTTGCTGGGACCAGATGATCCAGGAGAACTCTCGCAGCGAGGTCCTCATGGACACCGAGGAAGAGGACGCCAAGCAGGACGCGTTCTTGGCCGAGCTCGAGACCGCCCGCTCCTGGGAGCGCATCGCCGAGCCCGTGCTCGGCACCACGACGCCCACCGCCCCCAAGGTGGAGACCAAGCCGGCTCGTCAGATGGCGCCCGTGCGCAAGCTGTACGCCTCTCAGTCGGAGACGAAGGAGAAAGCGGAAGCCAAGACGGCCACCGCGCCTTCCGCTGACGTGGCTCCCGCTGACCAGGCCATCCCGGCTTGGCGTTTGGCCTTGGCCCAGGCGGCGCAACACCGCCTCGACAAGCTGAAGGGACG